CGAACATTACTCAAATTTACTCCTGAAATAATGGATTTTGGCAATGTATATCCTATTTCTGCGTTTTTCAAACGCAGAAAACTACGGTCACGTAACCACATAGTAGACGACTGGCTATTGTTAGAACTGCCTGCTTCTGCACCGTAACTCAAACGGGGATATTTAGCAGAAGCATTCTGTTCAGGAGTATTGGTCGTTTTCCATGAATACTTATAAAGATCTTCATAGATAGCAGCCTTTGAGCCAAAGTAGTAGTGTCTTTTGCCTTTGATCGGTTCTTTCAGCTCCACATGAATAACTTTTTGTTCTTTCATATTCTATCTGTCTTTAATTGGTACACCAAGTAAAACGGACTGGGTACATTCACCCATAATATAATCAATAGCTAAAGCAGCAATAGCCCTACCCTGAACAGTTTTAAGCTCCTCCAGTTTAGCCCTGGTTATATCTGTCTGTAGATCTTTTAGGATCTCAATAGACTTTAGATAACCTTCCTTTACTGGAGCATTCACAAAGCGGTTTATTCTTATATCCGCTAACCTCTCCTCGATCTTAGAGGTGGTTTCTTGTATTTCTTTTTTTGTTCTCATATCTCATTGTAATATCTTCTATACGCAAAAGCATTTATTAGCTCATTCATTTCCACGATTTTAAAGCGAGATAGGAGCTTCATTAGATCTTTTGCTACTAAATGTTCTGGTAAATACCCTGTATTGATCGCCAGCTCTACATTAAATTGAATATCAATATCAGTACCGTTTATAGGATGAGGAGTTCTCTCATCGCACAGATAAAAGGTAAATAGGATTGTTTCTATATAACTACAATCGCTAAAACTATCACATGATAATACTTTGATTCTTTTTAAACTGAATGCTCTATTATCGAAAGTCATTTTTATTTCTTTCCCTGTTTTCGTAGAGGAAAAGAAGAATTTCTTTATTCCTTCCATATTCTTTAATCTGAGGCTTTAAAATTGTATATTGGCTTTATTGTATCAATGATCTCAACTGTATCAGTGATAGCGTTCTTTATCTCATCCATAGTCTTGTACGCTTGTGGAGCTTCATCTATGGTAGCTGCACTTACTGACGTGGTAAAAATGCCATTCATGGAACTTACAAACTCATCCATTGAAAGCATTTCCTTTGCCTTGCTTCTGCTCATAAGTCTGCCAGCTCCATGAGGTGCTGAATAATTCCAATCCTCATTACCTTTTCCTATGCAAATTAGCGATCCATCACGCATATTAATGGGTATAAGTAACTTTTCTCCAAGCTCAGCACTTACAGCACCTTTTCTAAGGATCATGCGCCTAAAATCAATGTAGTTATGTATGGTTTCAAATCTGCTTTCCTCCTGAAATCCCATTTCTTTAATGATAATAGCTGCCATTGTTTTACGGTTTAGCATAGCAAACCGTTGAACTATTTCCATATCATTCAGGTATGATCTAAAATAGTCGCCTGATAGGTGAGCCAGTTCTTTATCTGCTGTAGGCTTTTTCAGTTTCTTTATCTCGCTCTCAATATCCTGTACTCTACCTTCTGCTTTTAATTTGCTAATAAGATCCTCTCTTACTTTCTTCATTTCATTGGCACTCTGAAAGGCAATATCCTGATAGTATTTACAGACATCACCCCCCAGCTTTCTACTACCAGAGTGGATAATAAGGTAATACTTGTTATTCTTTTCCGAGTAGTCAATCTCAATAAAATGGTTTCCACCTCCCAGAGATCCGATAGAAAGCAAAGCTCTTTCAAGATCCACCTGCTTAGCACATATCAGGCTATCAAAATCAAAAGTGGCTTTCTGCTTTTCGTGAACATTAAAACCGTTGGGCACTTTTGTTCGTATCACACTATCCAATTTCTCACAGTCTATATGTTTATCCTTTAGTTCAATGGTAAGCATACCGCACCCTATATCCACTCCAACTAAGTTAGGGGTTACTTTGTCCGTAATTGTCATGGTTGTACCAACGGTACAGCCTTTGCCAGCGTGAGAATCTGGCATTATCCTAATTATTGAATTTTGATAGGCTTCGTAATTGGCAAGTCTTTTAATCTGCTCGTAAGCCTCGTATTCAAATGTTTCAGCAAAGATCTTTACCTCTTTGCCTGAATTTGTTCTAATCGTTTTCATCTCAAAACGTGTTTATTATGTACAAATATAATTTGTTTTATTTAGTATAACAAATAATCTATCACATTACTTTCTCTTTTTACCAAGTAAAGTAACGTGCCTTTTTAGTTCTGATCTGAGATACTTGTTATCAGCTCTTAGCTCTTTGATAATGGCATTTCTTTTCTCCAGCTCCTTATTGTACTGTTCACGTTCAAACTGGGCAAAGGTAAGATTTTCATCCCTACAGGTACAATCCCGTATATCACCACTGAGAACAACCGCCCAGCATTCAGGGATCAGCACCTTACCAGCTATCTCATCATAGACGTAATGACACTTCATATAATGCCTCCAATCTTATCCAAAGCATGAATAGTAGGCTAACGTTAGTACATCGTACTTCACCCTGATTACTGCAAACTGAAAACAGCTATCTGTATTCGGTTGTACATTGGGAACGTCTATGATCTGGTACTTTTCGCCTTCAATACTATACGTCTGGATCTCTTCACTGTTTTTAAAATGCTGCTTAAGGCTTTCCATAAGAAGGTTATAGTAACTCTCATCGAAAGCCTTTATCAGCTTAGTTTTATTTCTCAGTGCAAACCTCATAGATTATTACTCAGTTTAAAAAGGCATTGTTTCTTTGAAAATCTGGAGCTTTCCTAACAGTAAATAGAAATCTCCATTTGAATGAGTAAACTTAAAGCCAGGCTTTCTATTCCGATAATAGGAAACTCTATAAATCCTTCCTAACCTGGGATCCGTTTCGACCTCAAAATAAAAGCCAGTTTTATCTTTGTTGAATGTTCGTTTCATCTTCACATGGTTATTTTATTTCCCTTATATCATATTTCAACTTACCTATGTAGATACCCAGACATAACCACTCAAATTCAAACTCCCAACTATGAAAGTTTATATTAAGGGCTGGTAAAAGTGCCCAAAATTTAGTGTCAAAATCAACATCTATTTTGTATGTACTTCTTTTTCTTCTCATATCTATAAGTATTGAGTTTCAAATTTACCTTTTACTACCAGCCCACTATTGAGTAGCCCAACAAAGTATAGATCTTTATCTCTTATGCCCAGAGAACTTTTAACTTTCTCTCTGGCATCCTCTTTAGATAGTCCTGGCATCATAGCTATAGACTGATCCGTTGTGATCCGAAACATAAAAACCATTATTACCTCCTTTTATAGTTATGCGTTAAATCGTTCAATGCAAATTATTCTACTATCGAATAAAATGTAATACCGATTTTCTATACAAGTGTTTATCAAAGCAAAAACTTCTTTGTCTATAGAGGTTGTTTTTGAACTTATTTTACCTGAAATTTCAACAGGAGATACCTTTACCTCCTCAATCCATTCTAAGCTGTTAAGCCAATCAATAATTTCAATATCTGTTTTAATTTTATCCATCTCTTTAATTATTAGTTAATTCCAAAATCCGATCTGTATCAATTCATCGCCATTCTTAACGGCTATAATGCCTTTACCTTCCTCTGTCTTTTTGAAATTATAATCATCATCCAATATCCGAAGGAATACTTTTCCGTAATCAGAAAATTGAGAATGCTGTTCGTCATTGAGAGCAACGGCTTTCACTGTTGCCCCATTCTTATCCACATATTTAAAAATTACACCTTTACTCATTTCACTTTAATTCCACAGGTTCGTTACTCCATGTTAATTTTCTACCTATAAGTTTTTGGATGCTACCACTGGGTAATATCACAAAATCCCCACCATCAAGCCACATTACTTTTAGTTTTTCTTTTCCGAAAGCATAACCACTCTCATTAGCCCTTTTAGGATAATGGGCAAATATTACCTCCGTATTATCTTTATCTACTGCTACCCATGCCATAGCTACCTCCTTTCTGGATTAATTTGATTAAAACCATTCTACTTTATGATTGTAAGGCTATTAAGTGGAGCAGGGAACCAATAACTACTCTTGTCCAGAAATACACATCCTCCACCATTATCAGGTTTACAAAACCCTAATACCTCAAAAGGACCAAACTTTATACCATGCTTGTTTTTAAAGATAACCTTATCACCAACATTCAATTTCCTATCTGTACATACTACATCTGATAAGTTATCACATATTTCTGTGAATGTACTTTCCTTCCATTCCAAAAAATCTTTCTTATGATTCATTCCTATACTGTTATACGTTAATAATTGGGGTTCAATACATATACATCACAATCATGGCATAAGTTACAAACCTTTGATTTATCTCTAAGACATATCGTTTTCGGCTTTACCTTATTCTTTTCTGCCCATTCCACACCAGCAATAAAAGCACGTTCCACATCGCCCACATCAATGGCATGGTCTATCATGCCCTTAACTTCTTGCTGTATGTAATACTTTGCTGCTCTTTCGATTTTACTCATGTCTTCTTTTTATTGTATTGTTATTAGTTAATTCCTAAGACTTGTTTAATACTCCTTTGAATATCATATCTACCTCTCAACTCTCCACGTTCTTCATCTATTTTCTCTTTTAGGAGAAGAATATTAGAAAGCTTATTAAGTGCTTTCATTCCTATATACTTTCTGAAATTGCAGATATTACCTTCACAATCGTACACATAGAATCTTTCGCTTGAATCGGATGGAATATTACAACGGAATCCCATTAGATCATTTAATATTTGGTTCATTTCTTCAAATGAAAGTTCACGGTTAAGCAATTCTTGTATATTCATACTTTAGTTCCTTTCTTATTCGTTACGCATAAGTAATCACATAAGGGATAGTATCGCTGATCTCAACCAACTTATTCCCGTCTTTATCCTTAGCTAAGAAGTTTCCAGGGAAACACGTACCAGCAGCATCTTCATAACCAGGTGAACGCTCTATGCTGGCAATTACCCGTTTTCCATCTCTTTGTCCTTGTCCTACATGATAGGTAGTTGTCATACCGTTTAGTATGATCGTTACTGCTCTAATTTTCTCCATGATCTTCTGATAATTGATTTATAAGATTTTTGTAATTCCCTTTTTCTGTATTCAGCTCTACAGTTAGAGAGCCGTGAGCTTGAGCTATGATATTTGCCCTGGTTTCGTTTACTATCTCAAAGGTTTCCATGAGATCAGATAATGTTTTTATACCAGCTTCTAACATTTCCATATATCGCTCAGACTGGCGTAGATTTTTATATAATTCTGCTTTCATTCTTAAAATAAATTTAGTTGAACTCCCTGGTGTGTTTGCAGTGTTCTTTCGTACACTGGGCATTGGCTCCTATAATTACATGATCCAGCTTTAGCTTCATTGAAACGGGTAGTCCATAGCTCAGAGAACTGTTCAGGATCTAACTGGGTAGCCTCTCTTTCCTGAGAGAGATAATTTACCAGGTGCATACAGAAAAAGCTGTTCTCTTTTCCTCCGTTTTCAAATGTATGTATGCTATCTCCCTTCATAGCTCAAAATATCTTTTTAGCATAGACAAATCGGTCATTTCAATTCTGGCAGCAGAAACAGGTTTCCTACTGTATCCAAGTAGTAGGATCCCATCACAACAGAATTTACCATACTTGCAGATCTGATCTATTTGCTGCTGAGTAATAGCAATGTTTTGTTTGCAAAGCCTATGTAGGTTCCATCCATCATACAGAATCCAGTTACCATGTATTTTAACCCATCCATGTTGCTCTAACCAAACATCTGGATTTTTACGATTATCAACTTCCTCTCCATCCTTAGGGCTTCCAATAGGTATAATTCCAGCAGTTACTAAAGCATCTGCTATTTGATTGTGTAACATATTGGCAATATCACCATTCAGGGCATAATAAGAGCCGTCTGGTGCTAACCACCCAGCACTATATCCACCAGTAATATCAACAGGTTTAATCCCCTGATCTATGGTTTTATCTATCTCTCTTTGGCTATCAAGATAGTTATCAAGCATTTTCATATTAAGGGTGTTTCTCCTAATATACTGCTCTACTTCACTATCTCCATACATTAACTCCATCAAACGAGTACCCAAACCCCTAACATCAACAGGTAAAAGAATATACCCATCCGGGATATATCCAGGATATGCTTTGTATAGCCATTCAATAACAGATAATGTTTTAAGGCACTCTCCCATAAAGTTTTTAATACCGACTACAATACCTTTGATATTACTTACAATATCATCATCTAATGCTATAAGGTTATCAGCATCGCCATCGTAGAAATACTTAACCAGGTGATCGTATTTAACAGTAATATCAAATCGACCACTGTTCTTTATTATAGCATTCCTTAGGTGCAATAGTGCGCTATCCCACTCTCTTGCAATTCGTTTCATTTTCAGGAGTTCATTTTCAGCCCAGTTCTCAATATCCAACATGGGAAACTCTTTTTTCATATCTGGAGTGTACTGTATGGCATTCAAAGAAACTTTATCCTCATTGGTAATAAGGATCAGTTTTCCTATCAAAATATCTAAAGCTATTTCGGTTGGGCATCCTACCAAACTATCTTTTATAGCTTTTAGGGCTTTATCTGGATTGAGAGAATATATAAGATGTTCTCTGGCTATACTAACAATGAGTTGCCCAGCACTTTCTCCCAAAGTAAAATGTACTTTTCTTGTTTTCATAGCTATAAATTGAAAACTCGTTTATATAATTCAAAGTGCCTTTCCTCAAAAGGAATATCCTCAGTATGCTTAACGGCTCTTTGCAGCCATTCCTGATAGCATTTAGGACAATACCAGCGATTTAGCACCGCTATGTAATAGCCATTTGTATCTGAATCCCCACAGTAATCACAGATACCTACAGCTCCATATTCAGCCAGTCTTTCTACTACCTCAATTCTGGGAACCTCTATAACTTTAAAACCTTTCGGATTTTCTACTATTCTTGCCATTCTAATTCAGGTAAATATTATTGGTTAATACAAATTTCCATAGGTATAAGCAACTCTGTAGTACAACCGTTTGGAAAACATTCTTTTACAGCTTCTTTTATCTCTTTGGAGTTTGGGACACTGTTACGTTTCCCAAACTCAATTTTACCCAGACGCTTACCGTCTTTCAGAACTATATAGGTATATTCGTACATTGCTATCCCTCCTTTTCGTTTGTTGAGTAAATAAGCCGTATCACCTCCAGTGTGTCCGCACTAACAATAGCAATACGTTTGTAGTATTTTTCACAGGCAGCTTTAAATCCACCACACCAGGCTGTATCTTCTTCATATCCTGCTATTACTCCCTTTTCAGCTTGATCGAGATTATCTACAGGGAAAGCAGAGCTTATACGAATCTGATCCTCTGTATCGTGCTGTAAAACTCTGATGTTAAATAAATCTGCCATAATATTTATTATTTAAGAATCTTGACTTTAGCCCCAATAAAAGGCAATTCAATCCATAATGTAAATCTGTACACCATATCAACCTTTTGAAAATGGAAAGGAAACAGCCTCTTGAATAGAGAAATGCCTGATACCTGATCCACCGAAGGAATATTCCTGTAAAATTCGACTGATTTAATTTTGCTTAATTTGAGAGTTGCCATAGCGTTATTACATTATGGAGGGTTTCCCCTCCTGGTTGTTTACTTAGTGAAAATGGTAGCTACTTTGTAGAGGTATCCAGCCTTGATAAAACGTGCTCCGTCACCTTTTCCTATCAGGTTCATATTCCCATGAAACAGGGGGCGTTTATAATCAGTAGGCGTTTCAGGCTTGTAGTAAACGGAAGCTGCTACATATACTCTGTTACTCTTACGGGTATCTATCACTCTATTACCCTCTTTTACGGTGTACTTAAAACCGTTTTTCAGTTTTTCTACTTCTAAAGTCAAATTATCCATAATCTTAAAATTTAGTGTTGCACATTCTTTTAATGTAACCAACTTGATTACGATGCAAATATATACCATGTAGGTAATATTACCAAGTAAATTAGGTAATATTTTCAGGAAAAGATAATGAATTACCTAAATACGTCATTTTGAGAGGTGTTTTTAAGTGTTCTATTTGTAGATTACCGATGCTTTCAAGAATGAAAGCCCTATTGTTCTGGTAATATTCCACTGCAAAACCAATAAAATATTACCAAATGAATATTTTTTTTGAATATTACCTATCCTTTATTTTGTTTGATCTACTTAGTACAACAAATAAAATGTGATTAAAACGCTGATTCTAAGAATTTTCACTCTAAAAATTACTGGTGTATATATACACCGTTTCTGAAAAATATTACCTACATTTGCCACATAACAATAAAATTTAAGTGGAATGAATAAGACACTCTTAGCAAAAGTAAAAGACTTGTGTAAAGACACAGGACTATCAGAGAAGTACCTTACTGCGATAACCGAAAAAATGGGTGGCAGTATTGAGGATGATTCGACTGATGAGAAAGCAATCGGAGATATGGCAAATCAGATCGCAGAAATCGCCCAGGAAACACAAGGCGAAGCGACCAGATGGGCTTCTAAGAAAAAGGATAATCCTAAGGATGATGATTCTAAAAAGAATGATGATCCGAAAAAGAAGGAGGATCCTAAGGATGATCCGAGTGCAAAGAAAATTGAGGATATGGAAAAGGAGCTGGAAACCATGAAAAAAGAACAGGCTGCTAAGGATCGTGAAAGTACGGTAACAAAAGCCCTGGATAAACATGGTATTCCAGCGTGGCGTAGAAAAGGTTTGGTTATTCCTGAAAATGAAGATCCAGAAAAATATTGCGCTGCTTTAAAACAGGATCTCATCACTGAAAACCTGCTTCCAGAAGATCCTGAGAGTGTAAAAACAGCATCGGAAAAGAGTGTAGATGAGGCTTCTGATTCGCTGCTGGAGTCAATTATCGTTAAATAAAAACCTGTAGTAAAATGAAAAGAAAGAAGTATTCATTTGTCGGTGAGAAACCGATTTTCACAGGCAGCCCCCAGATCGTACAAGGTGGTTTTAATCTGGAGAGAGAAAAGCAGCGTTTTTCAGTAGGTGATCTGATCCCTGTTGGCACGCTTGCTATCTTCAATGAACTAACCAGAAAGGTACAGATTGTAAAGACTGCAAAGGTTAAGGCTGTAGATACTGAGGATGCAAAGGTTATCACTCTGGTATCTAATGCTTATTGCCAGCCATGTTTCGCTGTTGGTGATAAACTACTGAGAGCAGATGCCATTTCTGGTACTTTCGCTGATGCACCTACTATCGTATCTATCGAAAAGCCAGGTGTAGCTGATGCTGCTTATGTTATCACTCTCTCAAAAGAGATCACAGGATTAGCTGTAGATCAAATTCTGGTGGAGGTTGTAGCAAGTAATTCAAATGCTGCTGTTATCGGTGAACCTAACTGCTTAACTATTGAGGAGGTAACGGTTAGAGAGTTTGAAACTCCTATCGACGTAACAGAGGACACGATGCAATATGCTGTTATGGAAAGACGTGTTTTGCCGATCCCTGATAGCATGAAGGATAGCACAAAACGCTACCTGAAAGCAAACTCTCACATTCGACTTTCGCAAACTTACTAAAACAAGTTATTAGATGAAATCAATTTATTCAACATTCTCAGGTTTGTTCAAAGATGGCAAACCTATTGACTTCCTGGCAACCTGGAAAAAGGCACTGGATAAGGCTTCTGAACGTGAAGTAGCATTGTTCCAGAAAACCTATTCTGATGAATGGTTTGATTGGGAGGCTCCGCAGCTTTCTCTGAGAGCTGAGGGTATTATGGGTAAGTACCATTTGCGAGTAATGGCTACCCTGATCGGTGATGAATCTCCTACTCCTTTAAGACGTTCCGATGGATTCGATATTTGGAATGAAGAGATCCCACGTGTAGGACACAAGTTCTTTATGAAGGCTTCCACTTATCGTAAATTGCTGGAAGTTTATAAATCTCCGTTCCTGAAAGATGGGCAAAAGGTTAAGCAGATCGAAAAGACTTTGCGGAACGATCTTGAAAACGCTTATCTGGGCTGTAAAGATACGGCTGATTTTATGATCCTGAATGCCATTTCCAACTTTGGTATTTGCCGTTTCAAACCAGAAATTAACAATCCTGGAGGTCGTGAGTTTGAGATCGACTACCTGATGGAAGAGGCTAACAAACTTGTTTCTGCTCTTTTGTGGAATGAAGCCAATTCAAAGGCTGGTAAGCTGGATATTATTCTCACGCTTACAATGATCGTTACCATGTTCAAAAACATGGGTATCTATTTTGAAGAAATGTTGCTGGCTCCTGAACTGATCGCTTTTATCCGTAGGGATATTAACATTCGTGAATCTGCATACGGAAAAGATAAATCTGCTAAGGTTGTAAGTGTAGCCGATCTGAACACCCTGTTTACTGATAACGGTTTGCCGAAAGTACGTGAGATCACTCGTTTGGTAGCCATTGAGAAAGATGGTGATCGCCAGGCTTTGGATCCCTGGAATCATAATGTTATCGTGTTTAAACCTGCTGGTAAAATGGGCTTTATTCAGCCAGCCATTGAGGATAACGAACTCTTTGAGGAGGACAACGTGGACTATATGGACGCTGGCAACGGCATTCGTATCGCTAAATGGCGTACTGGTGAATCTACAGGTCAAAAGGCTGGAGAGTACACACAGGGATCTGCTCGTTTAATCCCAGTTATCAATGAGATTAACGCTTTGGTTTGCTTCCAGGTTAGAGGCTTTGAGGAGCTTAAGACTATTGAGGAAGGTGTTACTTTCTTCAAGAAGGAAACATACGATTCTAAAAAGGCTTCTGAGGCTTCCGCTACAGGGGTAAATGTCGGTTAATTAAAATTTTATTGAATCATGTTTGAATTAAAAGTTTTAAAACCTCTCACGGATAAATATGATCCTGAGAAAAAATACAAGGAGGGTGATACTCTCCTTACCGATGAGATCGGTAGAGTGAATGATCTGGTAGCTCGTGGCATTTGCAGTATTGCATCTGTAAAACCTGTTTCCGAGAAAAGCCAGCCAGGTACAGAAGGATCCACAAAGATCCAACTGTTTGAAAAGGAGTTTGAAGTAGAAGAAGTAAAAGCTGCTTTGAATGCTATCGGTGTAAGTATAGCTAAGAACGCTGGTTTACCTGGTGTAACTAAGAAGCTAACTGAGCTGACAGAAGAGCAAAATAAAGCTCTTTCCGAAACTCTTTGTAAGGATCCTGAATAGTTGAGCCATGACAAACTTAGATGCTATTCGTGCATTATGCACCAAAATTTGTACAGGCTTCTACCCTGATAAGAACGTACTGGAGTTTACCCTTATTGATAATGGCATAGAGGCTACAGATCCTTATAAGCCGAAAAACGCAAAGCTCGTGAAGCTGGCTATTGGCATTGTTAAGGGTATGGTTGAGAATAGCCATTCAGAGAGTGGTATATCTGATTCATGGGATCGGGAGGCAATAGAAAAGAATATTGCCTCTATCTGTAAGGAGTATGGCATGGATAGCTCTGAATTTGTTGAGGAACCTTCTGTTTCTGACGGATCTAATCAATGGTAAATTATGCAATACAACGGAACAATACAGTATAAGATTTTATCTGGTGGAGGATTAGATGAGAATAGCGAGCCTATTAAATCTGATGATAGCTGGAGTGATCCTATTAGCTGTTTGTACAGAGCTGTAAAGCATACGCATAGTATTTATCAACAGGGTAAGTTTACCGATTCCAGCTATGAGATCCTGATCGAAAACCAGGAAATAGATGCCAATATGGTAAAACTTACCAATGATAGAAATAAAATGCTGGGAGAGTTTGAGGTACAGAATATTGTGTTTGTAGAACGCTCTGGAAGAGTAAAAATTACCGTATAGTGGGATTCACCAAAAAAACACCTGATAGCGCATTTAGTAACTTCCTGGATGAAACAAAACAGGTTGTTTTCAAGAGAGCTTTAAAGGCTTTTATGTATGTCGGTGAGGTGTGTTTGAAAGAAGCTCGTTTGAACGGTAACTATATAGACCAGACAGGCAACCTTAGAAACTCTATCGGTTATGCAGTCCTTTTCAATGGTGAAGTTATCCAGGAAAGCACTTTTGCTAATACCGAAGGAGGGCAAAAAGGCAAAAAGCATTTGGATGCACTTAAAAAACAATATCAGACGGGAATAGTCCTGATCGTATCTACTGGTATGAGTTACGCAGCCTATGTAGAAGCCAGAAACTATAATGTTATAACCTCTGCTGAATTACTGGCAAATAAACTCGTTCCTCAAATTATGAAACAGTTAGGCTTTGAAGTAAGATGAATAAGACAGGTGATGAAGTTGAGCTGGACGTTTTCAATATCATAAAAGAAAGTCCACTGGCGAAAGAGATTAAAGGGATCGTTTACAGAGAAGGTACACGCCCACTTGATTCCAAAGATGAGGATATTGTAGTATCATTCATTACAGGGCTTCCTGGGCAATTTCAAGCTGGATCCGTGAACGTGAATATTTATGTTCCCAATGTAGACAATGGTAGCAACGTTCTCGTGAAGGATGCTGCAAGGTGTAGGTATTTAGGACGTAAAGCCGATGAGGTTGTAGGATCTCTACCCCCGTCTGATTATTTTTTCTCTCTGGGTGCAATGATACAGACCTATAAAGCTGAGAAACTGGAACAGTATTTTGTGAATGTAAAAATCAATTTCAAATTAAAAACATTTTAAGTATGTCAAATCAAAAAATTACATGGGGTAAACCTTTGGTTGAATATGGCAAAACTGGAGCTGAGGATGCAGCACCTACCAAATTCGATACAATGCCTACAGCAGAAGAGAACACCGTTCTTTTGACTACTGTAAAAGGTAGTGCCCAGGAACTTTATGGAGAAGGGCATGAGCTTGTTGGTCGTAAAATGCAGAAGTCTTACAAGCAGCTCGCTATGAGCATTTTCGTTCCTTCTGGCACTGATGATCCTATTCCAGAGGAAGATGGCGTAATAGCAGATGAGTATTGCGTTAGACTAACTCCAGAAGATTCTACTCTGGAAGGCTTCACTATGCGTAAATGCGCTGTAGAAGTTGAAGAAGAATGGTCGTCTGCTAAAGGTAAACAGTTGAAATACATTTTTACCTCTTTGAAGCCGAAAACAGGTAAGATGCTTGAAAAGTATAGTAAAACATCTCCAGCTAATGTAGGCTAATTATGGATAGCATAGAAAATAAAGTAGCAGATACAATTTTACAAAAACCGTTTTGTGTGCAGATCGGAGAAGAAACATATAAAGTTGCTCCTCCTTCTATTGCTACTCTTATTCTTGCTTCTGAGTTGATTGCTCAGCTCCCAGGATTGAAGTTAGACAGTAAACAGGTAATGTTTGAATCCTTATTTGTGGCTAAGGATTGTAAGGTACTTGGTGAAATTGTCGCTACTCTGATTCTGGGTGCTGATAATCTAACCTCAGAAAAAGAGATTATAGAAGTAGAAAAGCATTGTTTCGGTCTGATACGAAAAAAGAAGAAAAGAACGGTACAGGTTGATAATAAGGCTATTCTTTCTGATAAGGTATTGAAAAAGATACCCCCCAGTAAGGTTAATACTATCACTATTTCAATACTCAACCGTATGGAGATTGGCGATTTTTTCGGGCTTACCGCTTCCCTGATAGAAGTAAATCTAATCAGACCGACAAAACCGATGGAGGAAGCGGAAATGATAGTATCTGGTCAGTAATAGCTGGGATCTGTAAGTGCTATAATCTTTCTTTCGACTATGTTCTTTATAAGATGAGTTTTGCTAATGTTCAGCTTTATAATGCTGTAATACCAACCTACTCACCTAAAGAATCTACAGGAAAGAATAAAGATGAAGATATTGTATTAAATGGTGATGATCCAGCAAACCAGGAGGCGATAAATAAAGCATTGTTTGAAAGCGAAGATGAATAATAACGAAGGTACAACATGGTGGGCTTTAGGGCTTGATAACTCTAAATTTGAGAGCGATGTAAACAAATCAAATGCCCTATTTCAAAGCATTGGTAACACAGCCGAAAAGGAAGGTGGTAGGATAGATAATGTTTTTCGTAAACTTACTATAGCTGCTGCTGGCTTTTTTACTGCTCAACAGGCTTTGGAATATGCAAATAAGATCGCTACGGTTAGAGGTGAGTATCAGCAGTTAGAGGTTGCTTTTAATACGATGCTTGGGAGCAAAGCGAAGGCTGATGCTCTTATGGATCAGGTGGTGGAAACGGCTGCAAAAACTCCTTTTGATCTCCAGGGTGTTGCTTCTGGTGCAAAACAGTTGCTTGCTTATGGCGTAGCTTCTGAGGACGTTACTAACCGTTTGGTACAACTTGGTAATATCGCTGCTGGTCTATCTATTCCTTTGAATGATATTGTTTATCTGTACGGTACTACAATGGTTCAGGGCAGGCTGTTCACTCAGGATGTTCGTCAGTTTATGGGTAGGGGTATTCCTCTTGTGAAAGAACTTGCCAAAGAACTTGGAAAGACTGAGGAAGAGATAAACGCTATGGTTACGGCTGGAAAGATCGGATTTCCAGAAGTACAAAAGGTTTTGGATAATCTCACCAGTTCAGGAGGTATGTTTAACAACCTCATGGAAGAACAGAGTAAAACTATCAGTGGTAAAATATCCAACCTGGAGGATGCTGTTTCTGTAATGTTCAACAACATAGGTAAGGAAAGCGAAGGCATTATAAATTCTGTACTTGATACTGCTGGTAGTGTAGTTGAAAATTACGAGGAGATAGGCGCAACCATACAGGAGCTTATTGTTACCTATGGAGCTTACAAAGCTGCTGTTATGACTGTAGCAGCAACAAAAGGAGCTATTACCACAATAAAAGCTACAAGTGAAGCCGAAGAGCTTTCTAAGCTGCTCACTGTAGAACAACAGGCTGCTATATCTAAACAAAATCTAACCAAAGGTACATTAGAGTATGCTGCTGCTGTTAAATCAGAAGTTGCTGCTTCTATTGAATCTCAAACTGCTGCTCTTGCTAAGGCTCGTACTGAGGTATCAGCAGCCAGCCAATCCATCGCTGCTAAAAAGGCTGAGTATATCGCTGCTAAGAATCTGGAAAGTCAAAGATTAGCTGAGCTTATGCACATTGGAGCGACTGGATCCGCAAAACAGGTGGAGGTCGCAGAAAGAAGGCTCGCTGCTGCTGCAACGGCAAAGGAAACAGCAGCTTTGCAATATCAAGCTGCTACCCGTGATTTCTCCACAAAGAAAATGGCTGTAGAAAGTGCTGCTAAAGCATTGAATACCACTACTACAGCAGCCAACACAGCAGCTCAGGCAGCTAATGTAACGACCACAAGCCTTTTATCTACTGCAAAACTCAGATTAACTGCTGTAGCAGCAAGATTGAACGCTGTTATCATGGCTAATCCTTATACTATCGCAGCAGCAGCTATAGCTATACTGGGATATGGCATTTATAAACTCATTACTTATCAAACCGATGCGGAAAAAGCACAGGAAAAACTGAATACAGCCATATCTGAAAGTGAAAAAGCTATCGGTGCTGAAAGGCTACAGATTGATGCTATGTTTGCTCGCTTAAAAGCAGCCAAAGAGGGTACGGATGAATATCGTGCTGCTAAGGAGGCTATAATGAGCAAGTACGGTGAGTACCTGAAAGGCTTAGGCGATGAGAAAAACGCTTTGGATGATCTGGCTAAGGCTTATCGTATCATTACCCAGGAGGCTGAAAAGTCTGCTCGTGCCAGGGCTATGGAAAAAGCTACCAGTGAGGCTTCCAATGATTACATGGAGAAGGAAATCAAAGGTAAGGATAACGTAGAGGAGCTTCTTAAGGATAAATTTAAAGGTAAAAAGGGTGAGGATGGTGTAGATCTCGCAGAAACTTACTATTGGAAAATTAAACCAGTTCTGGAGGGTAAAGGTGAGATTACAAAAGAGATCCAGGATATTATAAACCAATTCGATGAGGAGAAATATCTTCCAGGTGATCCTGAAACTGGTATAGGCTCTATGATCTATACTGTTAATGATCTACAAGAAGAAATAAACAAGGTGTTCAAGGCTCGTGGGATTTATAACAAAGTAATGGACGAAGCCCAGAAACGCTTTGGAGAAAATCTACCTGGTAAAGATGATGGTAAGACTGAAACGGAGGCTTTTGATATGCAGAAGGCTTCTCTCTCTGAGTTGGATGCTGAGCTGGTGAAAGCTAAAGCTACCCTGGATGCTTATAATACAGCAGTTGATAAGAATAATGGCTTATCTAAAGATGGAAAAGTTATCACAAAGGATAATGTAGATAGCCAGAATACCTATGTTGCCAACTTGAAAAAAAAGATATTAGAAGAGGAGAAGGATTTAAAAATCATACGTGAAGTTGAGGAGCGTGTAGCCAAACTCAAAAAAGATCAGAAAGAAACTGTAAAAGGCAGTTCTGAGTATAATAACTACCAGAGCCGTATAGATTCACTTAGTAAATTACTTCCTTCTACTAAATCCACCAAAGAGAAGAAAGATTATTCGGATGAAATAAAGAGGGATGCCCAGGAAAAGATCCGTATTGAGAAAGATATGGCATTTGCCATTCGCCAGGCAAAAATCAATCTGGATAAGGATGGATTTTCTAAAACAATGGATCAAAACCAGCTTAACTATGAGCAGGAAATAGAACAGCTTAGAAGGCAACAGGAAGATAAGCTAAACAAGATCCAGGAATGGGAAAAAACAGTATGGGAATCCAAAGGTAAAAAAGGTAAGTTCACTCCTACCACTACTGAATTATCGGATGAGGATAAGAAGAAATTTAAAGAGCTGGAGGATCTTGCTGGTAAAAAGTTAGCGTTCAATAACCAGAATACAATAGAGGAGATGCTAAAACAGTATCAAACCTATGCGGATAAGCGTAAGGCTATCGAAGAAAAGTATAATAAGGATATTGATGCTATGAAGGCTGCTAATGAAAAGGCTAAAAAGGAGGGTAAGGATCCTGTCTTTTCAGAAGAGAATATAAGCCAGGCTGAAAAGGATAAGAAAGATTCACTTGAAACTTTGGATCAGGAAATAGCTTCTCGTGAAGCATCATTTGCCGTTTGGGTAGATCGGATCTCTTCAATGGGATTAAAGCAACTAAAATCAGCATTAGAAACAGCCAGGGCTTCACTTGATAAAGATGGTAGCAAGTTAAACGAAAAAGAAAAAGCCGTTCTCAGAGCTAAAATAAAAACTTTAGAGAAAAAAGTAGAAGTGGCTGAGGCGAAAGATGCCAGTACCTCTTCTGCTGAAAAATCAAAAAAGAAATGGGGTGATACTCTAAAGGTAATGAATGAGGTTCAGGACACAGTAGATGATATTACTTCCAGCTTCGACGGTTTGGATGATATTACTAAAACGGTGTTATCCTCTGCTACTAATATTGCTGGTGGTATTATTGCAATGATCTCAGGTATTCAGGCATTATCCGTAGCTGGAGCAGAAGCTATCAAGGGTGTAGAACGTGCCTCTGTTATTCTTGCAGTTGTTGGAGCTGCTATTTCTGTAATAACGACCTTATTCGGAATGACCTCTAAAGCCGAAAAGGAACACCAGGAGGCACTGAAAGAAGTTGCACAGAATAAGCTGGAAATGCAACGTAAGTATAATCTTTTGTTGATGGAGCAAAATCTTTTAATGAAAGAGGCTACTTCGATATTTGGTGAGGATCAGATCGCAAAAGCAGCCAGATCCATTGAGGTATATCGCCAGGCTATTGAGGATTATAAAGAAACCCTGAAAGGGGATAAACCTCAAATGACGAAATTTGAGAAGATGTTCGGTGATATTACTGGACGTTACCAAAAGCAAATGGATGAGTATAACAGGGGTGTAGGTGCTTTGAGTAATGTTACTGTTAAAACGGGTAGTTACACCACTGGAGCCTGGTTTTGGAAAAAGCAGCATGATATTTATACTTCTGTTCTGGACGTTTACCCAGATCTTATAGATGGCGAAAATAAGCTGAATAAAGAGAGGGCACAGGCGATCTTAGACACTCAGACAATGAGTGATGAGAATAAAGCCCTACTGCAAAACCTTATTGATCTACAGGAACAGGCAGAAGAAGCACAAGAAGCACTTAGGGATTATCTACAAAATACTTTCGGATCCCTGGGTGAGAGCATTATGGATTCTTTAGTGAATGCTATTGAAAATGATGGTGTAAATGCTTGGGAAAAATTCGGAGAAGCTGGATCCTCTGTTTTGGAAGATCTTGGAAAGCAAATAGCATATTCCCTGTTTTTCTCTGATAAATTTAAGAAGCTCCAGGCTGATCTGGAAAAAATCTATGGCTCAGGTAAGACTGAGGAGGAGATAGCGAAAGATGCCAGGGATTTAGTCGCTTCTTTCTATCAGGGTATCGGTACTGATATGAATAATGCTCAGCAGTGGATGGAACAATGGAAAGAAGAAGCCAATAAGCAGGGCTTTAACTTGTGGGAAACTACAAATCGTGAAGTTTCTGCAAAAGGTATTGAATCTGTAAACCAGGAAAGCGTGGATGAGCTAAATGGACGTACAACGGCAATACAAGGGCATACCTACCTAATAAGTGAAAGTATGAAACTGCTTGTAGCCAATGCTGGGAAAATGCTTGAACTTCTTACTGGTATAAGGGATAATACTGCTCATTTGGAAGATATAAAGCAGAGCAATAAGGAAATGCTGTTAGCTATTGATAACATGAATAATAAGGGTATGATCTTAAGGAAAAACTAAGGATATGAGAGAAGGTAAACTATACATAGATAATAAAGATGCCTTTGTTTATTATGGCGTTTTCATTCAAGAAACAGGCTATAATGGCGTTCTGGCATATCCACCGCTTAAAGCTCCAGAGATTTCTAATGATTGGGCTGAGTATGATGGTATCGAAGTAGATCTGTCTGATCCTAAACTCGACCTAAAAGAGATTGAGATAAAATTTGCTGCTATTGGGGATTATCGTACTGGAGATTTATTTGTTCTCCTCTCTGATGGTGCTTACCATACATTTGATTTTAGAGAGATCCAGTTTACTTGTAGATTGAGGCTGGTATCTGAGGTAAGTAATTTATTATATGTAGGAGCCAAAACATTCACATTGAAGTTTTCCGATGATTTTCCTATGTCTGGTTATACTTATCAAGCTCCTTCTTCTAATACTGTTCCCACACAAGGGTATGAGTTAGATGGTGTTGATTTCTCCATTTATGGTATTCGTGTTTTGGAAGGAAGCGAGGCTCAGGTATTGAAAGCTCCAGTAGTGAAAAAGAATATGCTTCGTAATCTGGTTACAGAGAATGGTGTTATTTACGATGGCAAGAATGTAACATACCAATCTAAAGAGGTAACTCTTAACTGCTGTTTGATCGCTAACAATCTTACTGAGTTTTGGAGAAATTACAGAGCTTTCCTACATGATCTAATAAAAGTGGTAGAAGTTGATGAGGGAGAAGGTATAAAGGTACAAACTGCTGAAAGATCTCTATTTGTAGATAGTCAATATGAGGAGTACCCATGCTATTATAAAAGCTCAAAAGTAAGCCTATTTTCTCCTACAGGAAAGATCTGGTGTGCCTTTACGCTTACTCTGGTATTTACTGTATTTAGGATTGGAGGGGATGAGTATTTGCTTGCTTCTGAGGATGGAGAATTGATAGTTACAGAAGATGGTGAGTTTTATATAGATCTAAAAAGTTATGGCAATTAGAAAAAAGAAAATCAGTGAATTAACGCTTTCGGATAGCTTAACAGGGCTGTACACTATTGGCGTAAAGTTGATAAATGGTGTGCAAACGAGCGTGAAAGTAAGCCTGGGAGTAATACAAACAGCTTATGATAATATGCTGAAAGTAACCCAGGACGCTATCACTGCAACTAAGAACGCTATTACGGCTACAGGCAATGCAAATACCGCTACCAGCAATGCTAATGCTGCTACGGGTAATGCAAACAAAGCTACTGCTGCTGCTAATGAAGCTACCAGGTTATCAGGTATTGCTACGGGTAATGCCAATGATGCCACAAACAAAGCTAATAAGGCTGCTGAAAATGCTGATAACGCACGTGTAGGATTGGATAAGATTAAACAAGATGCGATCACTGCTACCAGTAATGCCAGCACCGCTACAGGTAACGCAAATAAAGCTACAGAGAATGCAAATAAAGCTACTCAGAACGCAAATACTCAGGCTAATAGAGCAAAACAGCACGCTGATAATCCCCCAAAAATGGGAGAAAATGGAAACTGGTACAAGTGGAATGAAGCAAAACAAGCGTATGAGGACACTGGTATTCTCGCTAAAGGAGGCGTGCTTTATCCAACTTTCACCATTGATCCTAACACAATGGAGCTTGTGATGCACTACCAGGATGATGTAGCTGCTGATATGTTCGTTATTGATAAAGAAGGGTATTTAACTTTTAATCCAAAATAATATGGCAGAAGGAGATTTAAGATTAGGAAAAGTTGCTTTTGTGGATAAAGAAACATATTCAGCAACAACCACATATAACACGTTCGATTTTGTGGTTACAGAAGATAGCTGCTATCTCTGTATAAAAGATGGTTGTAAAGGGATCGCATTAACAGATACAACCTGGTGGAAATGTATCGCACGTGGTACTCAGGCTACAGCAGCAGCCAAAAACGCTAATGATGCTGCTAATTTGGCTAATCAAAAAGCTGGAGCAGCAGATTCAGCAGCAGGGAACGCTGTTTCAGCTACGAACAATGCCAATGCTAAAGCAAACGAAGCCGAAGTAAAAGCTGGTCTGGCTAATACAGCAGCCAATAACGCAAATGTGGCTACTGGTGATGCAAGAACTGTGATAGCCAGATTGGAAGATCTGGAAAACACCCTGGTTTTAAAGTATAAGCTGGTTCCTACTTCCATGCTCCTCACATATCCTAAAAAGGTAACGATGAGGAATACCCAGGCTTTTAAGATCCAGGTTGAGCTACTTCCTGTAAACACTGGTAGAAATGCGCTCTTCCTGGGTGATGATCGGGCTATTACAGTTTCGCCAGATGGATCTTTTACGATCAAGCAGGTAGGCATGAGCAAAGTTCATGTTATCCCAACCGAAAATACAGCATTATACCAAACGATCCAGATCAATGTAGAGGAGCCTGGAATGAGATTTACTTCTGGTAGAGGTATTCGGTTCTCTGGATCTGGTGGTATCAAATTAACTTAGTAAAAATGAATGTTGAACTATTAAATTTTTGTTATTATGGCACTTACAGCAGATGAAGAAGCTAAAGTAAAGCAGATAATTACTGCTTACAACAACGGGAAGAGATTGAATGAGCTTCCTGTAGCGGATGGCTCAAATCCATTCGATTTTATCACTGAGGTATTGGATAAGAGTGGAGAATCAAAACAGGCTGGTTTGGCAGCTATGCTTCCCTATGCAGAAGATCAGTGTAGTTATGGCGTGGAGCTGGACGTTACTGTTTCTTCTCCAGCACTTACCAGGACAGGGAATGTTACACTGCATAAAACATTACCGATCCAAAGTAAGATGAGAGGCTGTTTGTTATCGGATGCTGGTACTGTTATAGAGTACCTGAATCCTACCAACTGGAAAGCTCATACCCTGGACGGATCTAATGGTATGGTAATGGTTGAGATCCCAGCCCATTGGAGAAGATTCTACACCAACGGAAACAAAAGGGGTGTTCGGATTAGTGAGTACCCGTTACCAGGTTATTCCTTCGTGAACAAATGCTATATCTCAGCTTATGAAGCTACAATACAAAGAAGTACTGGCAAATTAGCTTCTGTTGTAAATACAGCAGCCGATTATAGAGGTGGTGGCAATCAAGCGGATTGGGATGCTTTACCAAAATCCCAATTAGGTAAGCCAGCTACTAATACAACACGTACAGGTTTCCGTAATGCTGCTCGCAAACGTGGATCCACTACGGAATGGAACTGTATGGATTACAACGCCTATATTACCCTGGCATGGCTCTATTACATTGAGTATGCAAACCTGAATAGCCAGGCTGCTTTCAATGCTCAAAAGGATGCTAATGGATATGCCCAGGGTGGGCTTGGAAATGGTGTTACAACCTGGGATAGTACAAGCTGGAATAATTTCAATGGCTATTATCCTGTTATCCCTTGTGGTACTACTGATGGATTAGGAAATGGATCTGGAGAGGTTGCTTATAACTTGCTTAATGCAGATGGCAGCACTCTGAAAACATTTACAGCTAACCGTTATCGTGGTATTGAGAATCCCTTCGGACACGTTTGGAAATGGACGGACGGGATGAATATGGAGGTTAAGACGGATGCCAATGGAGGTACAAGTAAGGTATATGTTGCTACAGATCCAGCTAATTACAATGATAGCAATTACAACGGTTATACATTCAGAGGTTTAGCAGCCCGTACTGAGGCTTATGCAAAGGAGATGATCTTTGGTGAGCATGGGGATCTTATCGCTTCTGTAGTTGGTGGTAGCTCTACTACCTACTGGTGTGATTACTACTATACCTATAAGAATGAGAATCGTATGCAGGGTGTCCTTTTCGGCGGTACTACGTATTATGGCGATCGTGCTGGCTTCGGTTATGCGAATACGCATTACGCCCCCTCGAATGCGGCTGCGAGTGTCGGCTCTCGGCTTTGTTTTATCCCTAAAGCGTGAAGCGGTCTGGCTTGACTGCAAAACATAAGTAATTAATAAACAAATGAATAAAATAGGTTGGTTGCTGGTGGGTGTCCTTTTCAGCGGTAATACGAATAATGGCGATCATGCAGGCTTCGGTTATGCGAATACGAATAACACCCCCTCGAATACGAATGCGAATGTCAGCTCTCAGCTATGATTTTTCAAAATAAACTCAACATACGAAGCAACGACCTTACCTATTGGTAGAAGATAACATAACTCATAAAGGTGCTGGTAGGGAAACCGAAGGCTCTGAGTACGAAAAACAAAGAAAATGAAGAGAATTAGTAATTTATATGAGCAGATTATTTCCTTAGAAAATCTACGTTTGGCAGATGAAAAAGCCAGACGTGGCAAACTACGCTCCTATGGAGTGAAAAGGCACGATAGGAATAGAGAAGCTAACATACTGGCTCTTCACGAATCTTTAAAGAATAAGACTTTTGTAAATTCAAAGTATGAGGTATTCGTTATAAAAGATCCAAAAGAGAGATTGATTTACCGTTTACCATATTTTCCAGATCGGATTTTACACCATGCTATAATGAATATCATGGAACCTATTTGGGTATCTCTATTCACAGAAGATACTTACTCCTGTATTAAGAATCGTGGTATTCATAAGGCAGCAGCAAAAGTAAAGAAGGCTCTGAAAGAAGATCCTGAGCATACTACTTACTGCTTAAAAATGGACGTGGTGAAGTTTTATCCCAGTATAGAACACGATGTGCTTAAGATGATCCTTAGAAAGAAAATTAAGGATCAGGATCTACTTTGGTTACTTGATTTGATTATAGATAGTGCCGATGGCGTTCCCATTGGGAACTATCTTTCTCAATATTTCGCTAACATCGTTCTGGCTTATTTCGATCACTGGCTAAAGGAGGTGAAAGGAGTTAAGTATTATTTCAGGTATGCGGATGATATGGTGATTCTTGGTGATGATCCTAAGGAACTGCATAATCTCCGTATTGAAATAGAAGAGTATCTGAATAGTAATTTGAAGCTATCTCTCAGAAAGATGGATCCTGTGACTGGAAAGAAGAAATGGAAATTTCAAGTATTTAAAGTTGATGCTCATAGAGGTATTGATTTTGTTGGATATGTCTTTTTCCATACTCATACTCTTATACGAAAAGGTATTAAAAAGAATCTATGTAGGCAAGCTGCTAAACTCAACAAACGGAAAAATATTTCAGATCTGGAATATAAGCAAACTATTTGTAGTTGGTTTGGATGGGCTAAATACAGTAATTCAAAGCATTTATTAAAAACAATAATTAAAAAGCAAGTTTATGATACACTACGATTTTCAGCCTGAGAAATTACAGGCTAATGGCGATGGTTCTTATACCTATCGTTGGGATATTAAAGAGGTTCAAGTAGAGAGCCATTCTTCTACAAGTTCAGAAGCGGATCCTGAAACAGTTTCCTCTGTAGCTAAATGGGCGTGTGATGAAGTTGTAGTATGGGGTACTGTTACAAATGATAAGCTAAAAGAAGCTGTTATAAATCATTTGTGGGGATCTGATAAGGAGGCTAAGCTAATCAATGATTACAATGCTGTACAACTTGGCATTTTAAGCAGTGATTTTGCAGATCCTTATGTGGAGTATCTAAGTAAGAGAAAGGAGATGAAAGATCAGATAGATGCTGATTGTGTAGAACTTCAAATTTTGTTGTAATATGAATAAGTTTAGTGAGCTTGGTGTAACGGTTCAGGATGAACGCAAAATGTTTAATTGCCAACAGGTTTCAATATCGGACGTATTGAATTGTGAGATCATAGTGGAGGATTATATACCTGATATGAAAACTTCTCATGGAGAAGGTAGATACCTTGTGAAATTCAAAAATGCAGATGGTACGGAAGGTAAGTTTTTCACTAATGCTACTTCATTGAAGCAAACGCTTGATAAAGTGCCGAAAGAATCTTTTCCTTTTAGCACCACTATTAAGGGTATGAAGTGTGGAAACGGTAAACTTTATCAATTTACTTAGTAAACATGAAAATCTACTTTAACAATAAAGAGATAGATATTCTGGTAGATACCAGTAGCTATAGGTATTTTGGGATTCAAAACGCTCATTCCCTTAATTTGTATTTCTCCAGTGAGGAGTATATAGATATACCTGTAGGAGCCTACTGTATCTACCAGGGTTATACTTTCTATCTTATGGATCCAAACGACTTTAAAAAGAACAACAGTAGGGAATATGCTTATACTCTGGTAATGTATGATGTTGGATCAACATTAGGAACGTATAAATATAGGGATATTGTTTCTAAACGCCTAAAGTTCGATTACACTGCAAAGCCTAAAGAACATCTCCAGATGCTTGTAGATAACATGAATATGCGTGATAAAGGCTGGAAGGTTGGAGAATGTATAGAGGCTGATGAGAAACTTATAGCCTATAATCATACTTTTTGTGATGAGGCATTGCGGTCTATTGCCGATACATTTAAAACGGAGTGGGAAATAGATGGAAAAACCAAAACTATCCATTTAAGAAAAGTAGAATATAATAAAGATGCTCCTTTGCCTCTGGAATATGGGAAGGATAAAGGATTTAAACCTGGATTGGGCAGATCTAATAGTGAAAATAGCCGTCCTGTTTCCATTCTGTATGTACAAGGTGGTAGCCAGAACATAGATCCGACAAAGTATAAATCAAGCGAATTACTTTTGCCTAAAAGTCAAAGCCTTGTATATGAAGGTCGTACCTATGTAACGGATGCCAATGGATTGTATATTAGGAGGTCTGATAAAACACTCTCCACTGTTCAGGAAGATAGTTTAGATTGTTCAAACATCTATCCTAAACGTGTAGGCAAGGTTTCTGATGTTATAGTTTCCGATGCTGATAAAAATTTCTATGATTTTATAGACAATTCGATACCTGATGATCTTAACTTTGAAGATTATCTGATAGCTGGTGAAACAATGACGGTTGTTTTCCAGTCTGGAATGTTGGCAGGGAAAGAATTTGAGGTTAAATACGTCCATAAGGAGCGTAAATTTCTAATCACACCTCAGGAAATAGATGGGCAGATTATGCCTAATGAGATCTATAAACCTATCCTGGAAAACAAGTATGCGGTATTCGGGATCCAGTTGCCAGATGCTTATATATGTAACAATTCCACAAAAGAAGGTGCAAGCTGGGATATGTTTAGGGAATCTGCTCGGTATTTATACGAGAATGAGGATCCTAAATTTACATTTAAAGGAGAGCTGGATGGGATCTGGTCGAAAAAACGTTGGCTTTCCATAGGTGGAAAAATTAAGTTAGGTGGTTATATTCTTTTCAAGGATCCTCAGTTTATCCCAGATGGTATAAAGATCAGGATCACGAGCATAAAGGAATATGTTCATAGACCTTATAGCCCTATTATTGAATTATCAAATGTAACAGTAGGAACCTCTGTTTCCAGTGAGCTAAATAAGATCGAGGAAAACGAGGTTATTACAGATAAAAATTTCAAAGAATCTATTCAGTTTACAAAGAGAAGGTTTAGGGATGCTAAAGAAACTATAGCTATGCTCAATGAGGCTTTGCTACATTTCTCTGGATCCATTAGCCCTATATCGGTGCAAACTATGAGCTTACTGGTTGGTGATGAGAGTTTACAATTTCGCTTTGTAAATAATAAAACTAATCCTGTTCAGGTGGAACACTTGGTTACTTATGACAATGCAAAGAAAATACTCACAGCTCCAGGAGGAATATTACAACACATGACACTTGATATAGATTCTGTTTCTTCTACCCATAAGGTAAGTGAGTATAAGTTTTGGGATATGGAAACATATATCTCTCCAGTGCTTACTGAAACAGTTGGTTATTACCTGTATGCCAAAGTTAGTAAATCGAACTCAAACGGAATTTTTATACTTAGTAAAAATGCAATTAAATTAGAAGGAGTATCTGGTTACTATCATCTTTTGGTAGGTGTATTGAATAGCGAATTTGAGGAAGAGAGATCTTTTGTAGAGCTGTATGGTTTTACAGAGATCCTTCCTGGTCGTATCACAACGGATCGTGTTGTTTCCAGTGATGGGCAAAACTTCTTGGATTTTGTAAATAATGCTTTTCGTGTAGGCAATGATGCAAATTTTCTGGATTTTAATACTAAGGGTGATGGAAAGTTACGTTTGAAGGGATCTATAGTACAGAGTGAAAGCGGAGATGAAAGCCCTATCGGTTGCTTTAGAGGTACGTATAATAGTTCATACACCTATTACTGGGGTGATGAGGTTACATACACTACTGCAAATGGTATATCTACATATCGTTATGTGAACAAAACTCCCAGTAAAGGTAATGCTCCTACAAACTCAGCATACTGGATCATTGTTGCAGAAGGAGTAAAAGGAAATAATGGCGATTGGAATAAGCTCATTTATAGATATAGCCTGGATAAGCCAGGTGTTCCTACTGGGAATACTCCGATAGGCTGGAGTAATACACCAGACAAAGAAAGGATATTATTTTTGAATGAAACTAAATTTTATAATATAGATGGATATTATGTATCTCCAGCTATTAACCATAATTCTATAGTCAAAAATAAAGTATCATTCACAACTAAAAAAGAAAATCAGATAGTAGCTGTGGAGCTGGTTGTTTCTTCTGAAAAGAATTATGATTTCGCATTATTAGGATTACTTGATAATGAGAATTTAACTATAAATTCCAATTATACAGGAAGGATAAGCGGTGTTACATCTCAACTATTTTATATTATAGTACAAGATCCAGGATATCACTTCTTCTATGTTGCTTATGCCAAAGATTCTTCAAATTCAAGCAATGAGGACTATGGGAAATATCGTATTGTTAATATTGAAAACTGTTGGATCAGTACTGGAAATGTTGATGGCGTAACTGGAAATGTTGGTTCATGGAGTGATCCTCTCCCATTTTTTATGGATAATAACGATACTGAAAGAATTTATTTTTTATCAGAAGATGATTCAGTACCGCCTACTCCTAAAAGCGATCCGTATGTAGATGATTTCGTTCCTCTGGTTAGCTATATAGATTATAACCCAAATAACTACTATTCCTCTGGTAGTATCGTTCGGTATAGCGACAAATTTTATAAGTGCATAATGATAAATAGTAACATTAATATTCATGTTCCGACTGATACAACCTACTGGAAACGGATAGGAACATGGACTGATAATCCTACTGGTGTTTCATACGAGTACCCTAATGAGTTTGAAGCAGTACGTCATAAAGCTGATGGTAGGTGGGGTGATTTCTCTACTCCTGTGTTATGGATGAAATACTCTACAAACGGAGATTATTATGAGTATCGTTATGCAGTAAACGGATCACGGACTACACCACCATCATTATCTACAACCAGTAGAGTACCTTCGGGATGGGCTACAGCTATGCCAAAAGTGGAATCTTTAAAGTACTTGTGGTGTACGGTTGCTAAAATTAATGGTGAAAACAATGCGTTGTTACAGAATTGGAGTACTCCAGCACGTCAAACTCCCTATGATGGTGTGGATGGAAAGATAGGTGCTACTATGGTGTATCGTGGGGTATATAATAGCTCAAAGGTATATTATGGCACAGATAAACGTGTAGATGCTGTTAAGTATAATGCGCACTACTATGTTTCCAGGGTAGATGCTGGCAATGGTTTTCAGGATCATATTCCAACCGATACTAATTACTGGAATGATTTTGGAGCTGAATTTGAAAGCATAGCTACCAACTTATTACTGGCTGAGGGTGCTAATATAGGCGATTGGTTTATGAGTGGTGGAAGGATTGTTTCTACTTTGTTAGATGGGAATAAGATTACTTTAGATGCTTCTATGTCAAGGATTTTAATTGAATCCAGCCGATCAGGTGGTGATTATAGCGAATCTAATAATCAAGGTGCTGCTATAAAACTGGATGCTTCTAATGGGCTTATTGAAGCCAGGAGTAAATCAAATAATCGTGTAGCCTATATGTCCCCTACAGGAATATTTTGTAATAATGCAGAAACTCAGGCTGTATCTGCTGTATTGGGAGTAACACATAAGGCTGCAATAGTAGGATTAGGTTTTGGAAGTGTGAATAAAAGTCAGTGGGATAATGAGAACTTTTTAGCTGGTGTGTATGGTAGAGCTTCTAATAGTGGAACAGCACCAGCATACGGAGGATTCTTTCAAAATTTAATGGCTGCTGGTTTGCTTCTACATACGAAATTTGTAGAGGAAGTATCTTCTGCTACATATTTATATGAAACAGATAGCCTCGTTATAGGGATTTCTCGTAATGGGCAAACTGTTTATTTACCATCAGACGGTGTAATAGGTAGAATTATTTTCTTTAAACAATGGTGGTCTGGTTATATGAGAGTTTATCCCAGAAGTGGGCAACACATATACGATGATACCTCCGAAAATAGTTACTACGATTTTGGAGAGGGACAAATGGGAGTTTTCATTTTTGCAATAACTTACATTGGTGGTGTTAGAACGGAAGCATGGTTAGTAAGTAGGTTTAAATATTAATATTATGACTGAATACGGATATATAAATGAGGATGGTTATCTGGTATCGAAGATGCTGGAAGAGTATGTAGAAAGGTATCGTGATGATGAAGATGGGGAGATCAAAGAAAGAGTTATTTCTATTGAGGATCAAGTAAGTACACTAACAGGATGGAAGCCTGTAGATCTTGTAGATGATACCCAATTAGAATGCCCTGATAATTATAGTGTTCGTATAATCCCCTATGATGCTGGTAATAAAATAGGTTACAGATATGAGAAAAATTTTAATGTCAAAATTGTAAAAGAAAAAATATCTCTGCTCAAAACATCTCTAACCAGTAATGATAGTGAGATTGGCGATTATCGTATAACTAAGTGTTATGAGGCTTCTTTAATAGGTAAAGAAATGCCTTATGATGTTTCAGAACTACATAATAAAAGACAGGAGGTAAGGGATGAAATAAACAGATTGGAAGCCCTAATAGCTTCAAACTTATAATTTTGCCTTAAATGGTGTATATATACGCCACTTAATTGTATATTTGCAGTAATTATAGTAATGTGTACCAAATACTTTATAGAAACTCATGGAAGATGTAACAACTATTGCAAAAGGAATTAGCGACTGGGGTATGATGGCTATAACAGCAGCTTTTTTCCTTGTTTTATCTGCTGGTTTGATGATAGCTTGTTTTAAATGGTTTAAATCAATCATAAATGGCATTATCAACAGTACGGCTAAAACTATGAATGATTTACTTAATGAAACTCGTGTTCAAAATGAGATGCTTGCTGATATATCAGAAGGATTACGACCTGAAACTCAACTAAGGATCAAAAATACTTCTTCTACTTATTTTGATTTATCAGTAGAAAAGGTTTGCCGATTGATTAAGAAGATCAGAGAGGAAAATCACATAGTAGATAGAAAGGCTACAGTTGATAAGATCCGCAATTTGGTAAGAAACTTACATGAGGATAGAAATAGCCGTTTTGATTGCTATACTTACAGAGGTAAAAAACTATCATCTTATACTAATCCTGATTGGGTGGAATGGGTTGCAAAGGTTATTGAGGAAGAGATTTATAATGAAAATGGTACTAACAATGGAAGAGCCTATACTAATATACAGGCTGTATATGAAAATATAAAATTAGATTTTTATCACCGAATAAATAACTAAGTTATGAAGATTTTAATTGATAACGGACATGGTGAAAATACACCAGGTAAACGATCTCCAGATGGAATGTTGAGAGAGTATTTGTATGCACGTGAAATATCCGATGATATTGTACGTGAACTTGTGAAAAGAGGCTATGATGCTGAGCGTATAGTAAAAGAGAATGTAGATGTTTCTTTGTCCGAAAGGGCACGTAGGGTAAATGAAGTTTGCGGAAAGTTAGGTACTTCAAATGTGCTGCTTATCTCCGTTCACTGTAACGCTGCTGGTAATGGAGATTGGCTTAATGCTCGTGGATGGTCTGCATATACTTCAAAAGGACAAACGAAGGCTGATAAATTGGCTGATTGTTTGTATTCCGTTGCAGAAAGTGTTTTTGTTGGGCAACGGATCCGCAAAGATCTAAGCGATGGAGATCCAGACTGGGAAGAGAATTTCTATATACTAAATAAAACAAAATGCCCAGCCGTTCTTACTGAGAACTTCTTTCAGGATAATAAGGATGATGTAGCGTTTCTTCTTTCTCCAGAAGGAAAGCAACAGATAGTGAAGGTTCATGTAGAAGGAATTATTAAATACCTGGAGAATTATGCGTAAATTCATTGTTTGTACTTATACTATTCTGATTATAGCCAGCGTGTTTATGATTGGCAAAGTTAGATCCTTAAAGAAGGAGCGTGATCGTTTGGAGAACAACCAAACGGCTTTATTATCTGATGTTGAATATTATAAAACTGAATCTGGAAAAAACGCTGCTTCTGTTCAAAAGCTGGAGCTTACTAAATCTGAGCTGGAGAAACATTGTATAGATCTTACTCAGACTGTAAAAGATCTGGGCATAAAAGTAAAGAGGCTTCAATCAGCTTCTACCACTGTAACTAAAACAGAGGTGGAGATCCAGACAGTTGTACATGATAGCATTGTATATCGTGATCGCCCAGTTATTTTAAAAACTATCAACTGGAAGGATCCCTGGATAAAATTAGATGGCATTCTGGACGGAGAGGATTTTTCCGCTAAGATCCAAAGCATAGATACTCTTAATCATATTGCGCATAGAGTACCTAAGAAGTTTCTTTTTTTTCGCTTTGGAACAAAAGCGGTGAGATTGGAAGTAGTAAATAAGAATCCTCATAGCCAGATTGTATATACAGAATATATAGAGCTTAAAAAATAGGTATTAGTAGAATATTTTGTTTTTTGAAACGTGCCTGCTGTGAAGTATGCACGTTTTTTGTATCTTTGCACTATCCGATCAAAATCGGTGTTGCATTAGTGAGATCCTTACTGCCTTCTGGGTGGTGGGGATCTCCTTTTTTTTGTACTATTTCTACAAATATTCTACAAAAAATCAATTTATCAATGTAAGTATCTGATTTTATGGATTAGATCGAAAGTTTCCTAAACTTTAGATAGGGGTTCGATTCCCCTCGGGACTACTTATGAAAAGTCAATTATTGAGTTTCTATATAGTTTTTTTGAGTTTTACTTCCGCTTTTACTTTTCCCATTTTGTTAAGATTATATTTAGCTTTTATAGATTGTTGTTTGTGTTTTTTCTCATGAAAACAATGGGACATTTGCAAGAATGTGTTTATAAATAAGTCAACTTTGAGAAATGTTTCGGAGGAGGAATTCTGATTGAAACAAAAAGGAAGAGTTATCTGAAACTATAGCTTAACTATAAAAAACAGATAACTCTTCGAATACAATCTTTTTTCCTTAAAGAAAAATGTTATAACTGT